TGCGCGATTCGTTGAAGCGGGAGCTCGGGGACCATCTCGAGGAAATGAAAGCCACGGAAGAGCGGATGGCCGGTCTGCATCGGCAGATGATCAGCGAAGCGACGACGTTGCGCGACGAGCTGCAGGCGCTGCTCGAGAAGCACGAAGCAGTTGCCGCCGGCGCCGGTACGAAGGGTGCCAGCAAGAAGTAGACGTGCGTGACGAAGGCCTCTACCAAGCGGCGCCGTCAGACCAGGCGACGCCGCTCTCCACAACGCACGCGGACGAGACCGGTGGCGCCTCCGTCACCACCGACAAAGCCGCCGGAGGCCGCACCGCCAGCGCCGCCGCGATCATCGACGCCGCCTGACGAACGCGCCTGGCGACTCGTCGATCGGGACCAGCTCGGGGAGCTCCTTGGCGTGCATCCCGACACGATCAGCGACTTCACACGCGAGGGTATGCCCGTGCTCGAGCGCGGCGGCCGCGGTGCGAAGAGCACGTACGACGCGGTGTCGTGTCTCGCGTGGTGGCGGAATCACTCCGGCCTGGACGCGAAGGAAGCGGCGCAGGCGCGCGCGTACGCAGCGACGGCCGAACTGAACGAGCTGCGTGCGGCCGAGAAGCGGGGGCTGCTCGTCGCTCGAGAGGATGTGATTCGCGAGGGCCAGGCCTACACGACCGCCTGGTCGTCGCAGGTGCGCGGGCTCCCAAGGCAGCTCGTGCTCGCCGGGTTGATCACGCGCGAGCAGGAGCCATCGGCCGAGAACCTCTGTCGAGACATCCTCCTCGAGATCGCGAGCTGGCGCACCGTCCCTGGAGCGGAGTCGCCGGCGTCGGCCGACGACGACGAACAGCAGACCACGATCGAAACGCGACTCGAACCGCAGCCGCATGGCGGCGCGTTGAAACGGACGTCGGAGGTGCTCGTCGACGACATGACGCAGCTCGACGAGCTCAACGAATGACGGGGACGGCTGCGTCGTTGATCGGCGAATGGGCGCGAGCGGCGACACCGCCTCCGCTGCTGACGGTCAGCGAATGGTCGGATGCGAAGCGTCGGCTGCCAGAGACCAGCGCCGCACAAGGCGGTCGATGGCGCACCGAACGCACGCCGTATCTCCGCGGCATCATGGACGCGGTCCACGAGCCAGGCGTACGGATTATTACGCTGATCAAGTGCGTGCAGTCCGGTGGCTCAGAGTCCCTCCACAACATCCTGGGCTATCACATCGAGCACAAACCCTGCTCGATGCTCGTGGTGCACCCGACGGAGAAGGTCGGACAGGCCTGGTCGAAGGAACGTCTCGGCGACATGATTCGGTCCACGCCGGCGCTGCGCGCGGTCGTGCGCACGAAGCGAGGGAACAAGGCCGCGCACGAGGCCGAGAGCACCCTCGATATGAAGATGTTCCCGAACGGGTTCCTGGCCGTGGCGGGCGCCAACAGCCCGAACACCTTCGCGCGCTGGGCCGCGCGGCTCGTTGCCGGCGACGACATCGACCGATGGCCGCCGGTGATCGGGGACGAAGGCGATCCCACCGACCTCCTGATCAACCGCGGCACAACCTTTCACGACTCACTGGCACTCTTCGTGTCGACGCCGACGCTGAAGCAGGGCCGCATCGACACGTTCTATCTGCGCAGCGATCGTCGGCGCTTCTTCATCACGTGCCCGGGGTGCGGTCACGAGGATTGGATCACGTGGAACGGCAAGTGTGAGGATGCGGCGTGCGGCCGCCGGCACTTCTTCGTGGCCTTCGACGATGGCGACAAGGACTCGGCTCGCGTCGAATGCCCCGCATGCGAACACCACATCGACGAGGCGATGCGCCGGGTCTTGATCGCCGGCGGGTCCTGGAAAGCCACCGCGACGGCGCAGCAGGACGGCTCGGTGGGATTTCATCTGCCGGCCATGGTCTCGACGCTCGGCGACGTCACGCTGCCTCGGCTCGTTGGCAAGTGGCTGGCCTCGCGCGGGAAAGGGAAGGAGAGCCTCCGCGTGTTCATCAATACGCAGCTCGCCCAAGGGTGGGAGGACCGCGGCGCGCGGATGGAGCCGCACGTGCTGATGGCCAGGCGTGAGGACTACGGCGAGGGCATCGAGGTGCCTGCCGGGGCCGTGTGCCTCACCGCCGGCGTCGACGTACAGGAGAACCCGGCGCGCTTCGAGGTGCAGGTCCAGGCCTGGGGGCCCGCGATGGAGCGTTGGGTGGTCGACTACCGCGTCATTCACGGCGACCCGAAGAGCGCGCAGACACAGGCGGAGCTGCTCGAGGTCCTGTCACAGCGCTACACGCATGCCAGCGGCCATCGCCTGCCGATTCTGTCGACGTGCGTTGATACCGGGCATTTCACGTTCGAGATGTACGACTTCGTGCTCGCCCACCAGCAGGTGCGCAAGATCTTCGCGACGAAAGGGTTCGCGCACCGGTCAGGCACGCCGATCGTGGGCAAGCCGACGCCGCAGCGGAAGGGCCGTGACCCGCGGCCGGTCAACTTGTGGCCGATCAACGTTGACGACGCGAAGACGGAGATCTACAGCGCGCTGGCGATCCCCTCGGCCGGGCCCAACGCCTACCATTTCCCGTTCCATCTCGAGACGGTTGACGAGGAGTTCTTTGCGCAGCTCTGTGCCGAGCACAAGGAGACGGTCTACAACAAGTCGGGTGTCGCGACGCACACCGTCTGGGTCCAGGACCGCGAGCGCAACGAGGTACTCGATAACGCGGTGCTCTGCTTGGCCGCGTTCAAGCTGTTGAATCCGAACATCCGGCAAATGGCGCAGATCCTCGTGAGTACGCCGGTGACCTCGACACCGAACGAGCCTGGGCCAGCGACACCAGGTGGAGCAGCTGCAGCGCCACGAGCTCGCCGGCGGCGCTCATCGCGCAGTCCGTATCTGCCTTGATGTCAAGTCCGGTAATGCAACCCCGTTTCGAAGAATAAGCGGACGTGCCTACGCGGCCCGAACCTTCGCACCCTTCATCGGTTTGACCTCGGCCCACTTTGCGGGGTCGCCCTTCGATCGGACCGCCGCGAGCACGTTCATCACGAACGTCACGGCGCCAGGCCGGTAGTCCTCGCTCGCCGGCGCGCCCGTCTCGGCGTTGGCCGGTGTCCCGATGTCCTCGCGTGGCATGCCGAGCGCGACGAGCTGCTCGACGACGAGCCGACCGAGCTCAACGATGTCGTAGGACGTCGAGCCGTCCCGCTCGCGATGGACGACGTCGTAGCCGCTGCAGGTGACGCCCTCGCCTTTCTTGAAGCCGCAGGCGAGCAGTAACGCGTCGATCTCCGCGCGCACTGTCTTGTCCTCGACCACGAGCTGCTCGAGGGGCGCGATCTGGCCCGCGAGCCGCCGCTGCTTCCGCACGAGCGGAGGCAGTGATTCGACCAGGCGCCCGTGGCGCCGGTAGCTGTTGTTCGCGTCTGCAGTCGCCATAGGTGATCGCCTCTGCCCCTCAGCCACAGCTTCTCGCATCCGCGGAGGACAGGCGTCGAGAGGTCCCGCAGATTCCCGGCTATTCCTGCGAATTCCCGCACGCCCGGGGTGCGCGGTACGCGCCCGTAGACTGGCGATTCACCTGTGCCATTCACCGAGGCTGACCTCCTGGCCGTGCGCGGCGCGATCGCGACCGGCGCGAGGACGGTTGAATTCAGAGACCGCCGCGTGACGTATCACTCGATCAGTGAGCTGATGCAGGTCGAAGCTCACATTCAGAATTCGCTCAACGCGAGCGCCGGCACCGGACGCCCGAAGCAGACCGTCATCATCGGCGAGAAGGGGCTGTGACAGTGCCCGGCCAGGATTGGGCGCCGGAGCTCTCCGCGACCGCGACGACCAGCCCGGTCGTGCGCGCCAAGGCCTCGTCGAGCACGGTGCCCTATGAGGGCGCCTCGCAGAAGCGTCGTCTGATCGGCTGGAACGCCCCGACGACTGGCCCGAACCGCTCGACGCTGCCGCACCTGACGCTGCTCCGCGATCGCTCGCGGTCGGCGACCCGCAACAACGCGTACGCGCGCGGGGTCATCAACAAGCAAGTCACCAATCTGATCGGGACCGGCATCAAGCCGTTGGCGCTGTTGAAGGACGAAGCACAGCGCCAGGCGCTGCAGGCGCTCTGGGATCGCTGGACCGAGGAATGTGACGCGGACGGGCTGCTCGATTTCTACGGGCAGCAGACACAGTCGACCCGCTGCGTGAAGGAAGGCGGCGAGGTATTCGTGCGGCTGCGGCCGCGGCTGCCCTCCGATGGCCTCTCTGTGCCGCTGCAGGTGCAGCTCCTCGAGCCGGAGCTCGTGCCCGTCCATCACGACACCGTGACGCCATCGGGCGGCCGCGTGCGTGCGGGCATCGAGTTCAGCCCGATCGGGCGACGCCTGGCGTACTGGTTCCATCCCTCGCGCCCTGATCTGCCGGAGGACTTCGACGCGTCGCAGCTCCGCCGCGTGCCGGCCGACGCCGTGATCCACTGCTACGACCCGCTGCGCGCTGGCCAGATTCGCGGGGTTCCGGATTTGTCGCCAGCGCTCGTCAAGCTGTACACGCTCGAGAAGTGCGATGACGCCGACCTGGTGCGGCAGCACATCCAGAATCTCTTCGCCGGGTTCATCACGCGGCCTGCTGACGTCGGGACGGTCCCACTGCATCCGCTGACCGGTCTCCCGATTTCAGAGGACTCCAGTGGGGACGACGGGGAGGAGCTCACGCTGACGCTCAACGCTGGGCTGATGCAGGAGCTGAATCCCGGCGAAGAGATCACGTTCTCGGAGCCGCCCGGCGCGACCAACGGCTACAAAGACTTCATGCGGCAACAGCTGCTCGCGGTCGCGGCCGCGACGAACACGCCGTATGAGGTGTTCGCCGGCGATCTTAGCGGTCTCAACGACCGCGTCGTGCGCGTCATCCTCAACGAATTCCGCCGCTACCTGCAGGCGTATCAGCACCAGATCATCGTCCACCAGATCTGCCGGCGCGTATGGCGTGCGTTCGTCGAAGCCGCCTGGCTCTCCGGTGCGATTGACCTGCCGGTCGAGTACGTCATGCACCCGGTCGCGCGCTGGATGCCACAGGCCTGGCCGTACATCCATCCCGTGCAGGACGTCGAGGCCGCGCAGCTCGAGGTCCGGAACGGCCTGGCGTCGCGCAGCGGCAAGGTTAGCGAGCGCGGCGACGACGTCGAGGTGATCGACGCCGAGCAGGCGGCCGACAACACGCGCGCCGACGAGCTCGGGCTCAAGTACGACTCTGACGGCCGCCAGCCGAAGAACGGCGGCCAGCAGAAGAACGCCTCCTCCGGCACGAGGGCCGCTGCATGAAACCGTGGTATCGCTTCCAGAACGCCGCCGCTGACCCCTCTGTCGCCGAGATATTCATCGTCGACCTGATCGGCTCGTGGTACGACGAGTTCTGGCGCGCCTATTACGGCGAGAGCGTGGTCACGGCGAAGAGCTTTCTTGCGGAGCTCGCCAAGCTCGACGACTCCGTCAAGAGCATCAAAGTCCACATCAACAGTCCGGGCGGTGACGTGTTCGCGGCCGTCAACATCGCGAACGCGTTGCGCGAGCAACAGGTCGCGAAGGGCCGCACGGTGGAGACGATCGTCGACGGCCTCGCCGCCAGCGCGGCCTCGATCGTGATGATGGCCGGGTCGACGATTCGCATCGCCGACAACGCGCTCGTCATGGTGCACAACCCTTACACCTGGGGCGTCGGCAACGCCAAGGACATGCGGAAGTATGCCGACGAGCTCGACACCATACGCACCGCCATCGTCGCCACGTACAAATGGCACTCGAAGCTGTCTGATGACGAGCTGATCGCCCTGCTCGACGCCGAGACGTGGATGGACGCCGACGAGGCGATCGCACGAGGATTCGCGACCGACAAGGTCGAAGGCTTCAAGGCTGCTGCGAGCATCGATCCGAAGGCCCTCACCAAGTTGGCCGTCCCGGACAAGTTCCGCGCGCGCGTCGATGCGCTGCTCACGCCGGCGCAGCCAGAGCCACAGCCAGCAGCCGCGACCGACGTGCTGAAGGCCTGCGCCGATGCCGGCCTGAAGGACGTCGACTTCGCCACGACGCTGATTCAGAGCAAAGCGACGCTCGACCAGGTCACCGCGCGCATTGCGACCGAGAAGGAGACGCGCGCCAAGGCCAAGGCACGCGCTGACGAAATCACGGCGGCCTGCGCGCTGGCGCAGCACCCCGAGCTCGCGGCCGGCTACATCAGCGGCAGCATGGCAGCCGCCGACGTCAAGCAGCAGCTCACGATCATCAACGGGAAGATCGACGCGGCTCGCGGAAACATCGACACAAGCCTGAAACCCGACGCCGGCGCGGGCGCGACTCCGCCGAAGAACGACCTCGATCCGCAAGCGATCTACGACGCGCGCAAACCGAAGAAGGAGCAGTAGCGCTTATGACCCCTCGACACCGGTTCACCATCATGCCGTTCCTGATGGCGTTCTTCGCGGCGCTGGCCTGGCTGCCCGCGACGGATATCGTCAAAGTCAACGCACGAGGCCTCGGCATCGAGCACGAGCAGCCCTGGCGCCGTCCAGCCGACGGCCTGGTGGCCGCGGCGCACACGTTTGTGATGTGCCTGCGATCCGGCTTCGACGCGCTGCGCCGACACACCGTGTTTCGACCAGCGGTGACGATCGCCGCGGCGCTGCTGTTGACGGTCATCGACCAGCACCTGGGGTACGCGGCGCCCGTCATGTTCGGGGCGCTGCTCTCCGAGGGCCGGCACGCCGGCGAGTTCATCCTCGAGGAGCGCGGTGGCCCAGGGCAGCCGAGTCGCGAGAACGTCACCGTGCTGTCAGGCCAGAACCTGAAGGCGGGCGCCGTGATTGGCCGCGTCAACAAAGGCGTCGGCCGGGTGTCGGTGCCCACCGTGGTCGGGACGGGCAACGGCACCGTGAACACGGTGTTCGCGAGTCCCGAGGCCGAAGTCGGCAACTACGTGCTCACGTGTACATCGGCCGTGACGCATGGCGGCGTGTTCTCGCTCGTGGCGCCCAGCGGCAAGGTCCTGCGGTCGCTGACGATGACGCCAGGCGCGGGTGGCAGCACGAACTATCGCAGCCGGCACATCAACTTCACGATCGTCGACGGCTCTACGGATTTCATCGTCGGTGACGCGTTCACGTTCGTCGTGAGCACCACGGCGCCGCTCGTGGTTGGCACGGGCAACGGCACGGTGTCCGCGATCACGCTCGGACCCGACGCCAGGATCGGCAACTATCGGCTGGAGATCACCGCGGCGATCACCAACGGCGGCGAGTTCAAGCTCACCGGGCCGGACGGCGACATTGTCGAGCAGGGCTTCATCGTCGCCGGCGCGGGCGGCACGTTCGTCGGCACCAACAAGCGCCAGATCAACTTCACGCTCACCGAGGGCAGCACGGACTTCGCCGTCGGCGACGCCTTCAACATCTGCGTCTTCAACGAGCTCGCCGGCGGCAAGGTCGTGGCGTGGGACCCGACGACGTTCGACGGTCGGGACGATGCCGCAGGGCTGCTCTACGACAACGTCGACGCGTCCGCGGCGGACAAGGCCGGCGTGATCGTGACGCGCGATGCGGTGGTCATGAAGTCGGCGCTCGAATGGGCGGCCGCCATCACCGCTGGTGAGAAGGAATCGGCCTACAAGGACCTCGCCGCGCGCGGCGT